TAACTAAATAAAGAGGTGTTAATGGATGGCTGATGTAGAATCCAATATTCATGTAAATATTGATACGTCTGATGCTTTAGCAAGTCTAAAACTTCTACAACGTCAAATATCAGCCTTCCATACACAGATGGCAAAGTCTGGCACTGCAGCAGCAGCAGTGGCAGCAAATCAAGCACAGAACTTGATGAACAGCATAAATGCTACTGGACAATTCCAAGCATCAATGCGAACAGTTACAACAAGTACAGAGCATTTTACTGATGCTTTAGAAAGAAATAAGTTAACCTCACGAGAGTATTTTAGATATACTGGAGCAGCAACAAAAACCTTCGGTAAACTTTTTAGGTCTGAATTTGAGACAATAAACAAAGTAGCACGAGAGCGTGTAAAAGATATTCAAACCCAATATATAAAGTTGGGTCGTGGAGCAAACGGTGCTCTACAAGCAATTGCAGTAAGACCGCTAACCCTTGACATGAAAAACTTGGGTACACAGACAGCAATCGCAGCACAAAGACAACAACTACTTAATCAACTATTAAAGCAGGGTTCTACTAATCTTCTAAACTTTGGTAAGAATACTCAGTGGGCAGGCCGTCAGTTGATGGTTGGCTTTACGGTTCCACTAGCAATGCTTGGAACAACCGCTGCAAAGACCTTTATGAAACTTGAAGAGCAGGCAATTAGATTTAAGCGTGTTTATGGAGAAATGTTTACAAGCCAAGAAGAAACTGATGCAATGGTTAAGCAGATACAGACTCTTGCAAAAGAATATACAAAGTATGGTGTAGCAGTAGAAGAAACAATGAAAATGGCTGCCGATGCAGCAGCAATGGGTAAGCAAGGTGCAGAGTTAACGGCACAGGTTGTTCAGGCAACAAGACTTGCAGTGCTTGGTGGGGTAGAACAAACACAAGCACTAGAAACAACTATCTCAGTTACAAATGCATTTGGTGTTGCAGCAGAAGATCTTGCAAAAAAGATTGATTTCCTTAACGCTGTTGAAAACCAGACTGTTGTATCTATTGAAGATTTAACAATAGCAATTCCAAAGGCTGGGCCAGTTGTTCAGCAACTTGGAGGAGATGTAGAAGATTTAGCGTTCTTCCTTACAGCAATGAAGGAAGGTGGAATTAATGCATCAGAAGGCGCTAACGCACTCAAGTCTGGTCTTGCATCATTAATTAATCCATCTAAAAAAGCCAGTGCATTCCTTGGAGACCTTGGAGTAAATATCACAGGAATTGTTGAGGCTAACAAGGGAGATATTAAAGCAACGGTTGTTGGATTTGCACAAGCACTTGACACACTTGACCCACTTAACCGTGCTCGTGCTATTGAGCAACTATTCGGCAAGTTCCAGTTCTCAAGACTATCTACATTATTTCAAAACGTAACAGCCCAGGGTACGCAAGCACAAAGAGTGTTAGCATTAACACAAGCAACAACAGAAGAACTTTCAATTCTCTCACAGCGAGAATTAGACAAGATTCAAAATACAACAACATATAAGTTTAAGAAGTCAATGGAAGACCTCAAGGTGGCAATTGCTCCAGTTGGAGAGCAGTTCCTAAAAGCACTGACACCTATTGTAGAGTTTGTTGGTAAGATTCTTGATAAGTTCAATAACCTTGGAGATGGTAGTAAGAAATTTTTAACTATCTTTACTGTAGCAGTTGCAGGTATAGGACCAGTACTTCTCATGACATTTGGTTTGATAGCAAACGCAGTTGCCAATATTATTAAAATGTTTGCAAGCATGAAGTCTATGTACAACAGAACAGGCGGAGCAAGTAAGGTTCTAGGAGAGCAAACTAATTATTTAACTAAGGAACAACTTGAGGCATCTGCAGTAGCAGCATCACTTGACCAGGTCCATCAAAGATTAAGGCAAACCTTTACATCTGAAGCAACAGCAGTCAATGCACTAGCAAATGCATATAAGAGAGCAATTGCAGCACAGATGGGGTTCACTGGTCCAGCCAAGGGTGGCAAGGGAAGTCAGGCAAGAAGAAAGTATTCAACTGGAACAACCAGGGTACCAGGAAGTGGAAATCAGGATACAGTTCCATCAATGCTTACTCCTGGAGAAGCAGTTATCCCAGCAGAAGTAGCACAAGACCCTAGGTTTAAGCCAATCATTAGTGCAATGGTTAATAAAAGACTTCAGGGTTTTAATGAGGGTACTGATGAAGTTACACAATCTGGAAAAGCAAAGTCAAAAGTAAAATCAAAACCAGACACAGTGTTTGCACATGCAACAGGTAATTCAAAGGTTGACCTTAATAATGTTCCAGATGAGTTTAAAGAGAAGGCTCAGACACTCAAGGTAAGAGGATTTGAAAAGGGAACAACATATACTGCTGTGGGGTTTGATATACCAGAATCTCTTCACAAAGATCTAACACACAATAGAGCAAACTTGGTAGAGTATTTAGAAGAAATAAAGAAGCCAAGATCAGTACAAACAATGACATCTAAGTTAATGGGGCCACCAAGCAACATGAGCCCAACTAAAGCAGCCCAAACAGCAGATCAGATTAGAACAAACCTAATCAAAGCATTAGAAGCAATTCCTAGAGTACCACTTGGCGACGGTAGCCACAGCATCCCTTTGATTGGAGACAAAGACGTTTACTCAAGAATGGGAAATATTAAGTCTGGAATTCTTGGAGGATTAGCAAGAGACCCAAGGCATGCTGGAGGAGTCTCAGCACTTCTAGCGCCACAGGGACTTACAAGTTTTCAAAAGCCAAAGATGGTGTACAACAGCACAGCAACTGCTAAAGAACTTTATGAAGCAGTAGAGAAGTCAAAGAGCAAGCCTAATACAAAGGCTTCAGCAAAAAGACTTTTTGATCACTATCCAGGGCAGATTGTAAAAGTAAGCAGGGATGCAAAAGGAAATATAATTGCATACGAAAGACCAGAAGTAAGTGCAAGAACTAATGAACTTAAAAAGACAATGAACAATGCAGTCCTAGAAGACGGAGCATTTAAAGGCGGAAGATCTGACGGCTCGTCTGGGACAATAAAAGTTGCTTCGGTTTCAGGTAAGAGAAGTCAGGCAGCGCTTTTAGCATTACAAAAACTAGAAGATGCAAAAGCAGCAGGAAAGCCAATAACTAAATATAGAGAGCAACTATCTGTAGGAACAGGGTTTAGCAATGTTGGAGCCAAGCACCTTTCTGGTGTACACATAACAGAAGATGGAAGAAAAGTTTATGTAAAGCCAATGATAGATGAAAAATCTGCCATGGCTGAACTAAGAGCAACAAGGATTGCAAGAGAGGTTCACGGTCTTGAAACACCAAAGCAAGAATTAAGATTAATTCAAGACCCAATCACTGGTAAGACAATGTACGCACTTGAGTCTGAATTTAATCCTAAGTTTGATCCAGAGACAATTCCAAAAAAGTTTAGTAAGAAGCAATATATAAAGCAGTTGCTTGCAGCAGGACTTCGTGGAGATAAAGACTTAAAGAGGGGCAACCTAGGAGGAAATGTTTTAACAGATGTTGGTCCTGCTGGAGTATTTTCAAAAGCATCTGGCGCAAGAGACTATGCAGAGAAGATGCCATCTCTTGAAGAGATGACAAAAACTAATCTAAGTGGAGTTAAGGGAGATGCAGCAGCACGATCTCCATTCTGGTTTGGAAATCAAACTGCAGACATTGCAAAAAGTATGTCAGCAGAACAATTTGAATCAGCGATGAAAAAAGAAGTTAAAAAGTCTATTGCAAACCTTGAAAAATTAATTCCAAAGTTACAGTTAAGTGATGCAGAAAGACCACTCTATACATCAATGCTTGATAGATTAAAGGAAAAGGTAGACTGGAAATCAATTCATAAACTTCATACATCTATTGCAATTAAGCCAGATGAAGTTCTACAAGATGATAAAACTGGAAAGATAACAAAGCCAAAGACAGAAAAACTTCCCGCTAATGTAAAATCATCTGCAGGCAAAAAAGATAAGTTGATGACGCAAGAGCCTGAAGGAAAAAGTATTGTTCAAGGAATTCCTAAAAAGGTAGGAAGATTTGTAATGCCTGGAAAGGCAAATGCTCCCGAAGCAAGAGTAACATCATCTACGGCATTGATAGATGGGGCAAGAGGGTCTATTGCAGAGGCAAAAGCAGTTGGTGCCAACATTGGAACAAATATTTCTCAATCTGCAGCAGCAGCATCAAGAACTTTGCTATATGGAACTGGTCCAATTGATGCCGAAGCAAAGTCTGTTCGTCGTCAATTAGAAAAACAAGAAAGGGTAAGGGCAAAAACACAGGCAAGAATTAATGCAAACAAAACCTCTATGTACGGAACAACTGGTTTAATCGATCCAGTGATGAGAGGTAAAAGAAAACAAGCAGAATTAGCAGAAAAAAGAAGCAGGCTAGCAGAAAAGGTAGCATACCAGCAGCAAGTAATTTCTGAAAGAGCAGCAGCAGAAGCAAAAAGAAGAACACCTTCTGGAAGAATAAAAGCATTTGTTCAAAATAGGCAAGACAAAAGAGCAGCAAATCTAGCAGCAGGCAAGCAATCACGCATAAGCATGGGTGGCGCACTTGGCGTTGCATCTGGAGCAGCCATGATTGGCTCCATGGCTCCTGGAAAAGTTGGAGAAATATCACAAAAGGTTATGATGCCTTTGATGGGATTATCCATGATTCTTCCAATGCTAAAGAGTCCTACCTCAGCAGTTATTGCTGGATTAATGGTAGCAGTTGGATCATTTGTTGCTTTAAGAATGGCATTTGATAAAGCAGCAGATCAAGTACTACAAGAGGGTGAAAAGTTTAAGGGGTCTTCATCTGCAATTCAGGCCATAGCGGAATTTAGTGGTAAAGTAACGGCATCAGAGCAGATGGATTTAAAAAGAAAGAACTCTTTCTCAATGCTTGGCCCTGCAACTGGAAAGACTTCATATGGAGAAGCATTTGTTCAAACAGAAGAAGGTAAAGCATTAACAGGAAGACTTGCAAAACAAAGCGCTGCAGGTAAGGGTAATGAAGCAGCCAAAGATTTAACTGGACAACTGTCTGCATCCTTAATGTCTGGTGCTATAGATATGTCACAAGCAAAAAGCCTTGCAATGAATGCTGCTAGACAAGCAGGAGATATGTCTATTGGTATAAAGGTCATTGCTCAACTAGAAAGTCTTCTTGGTCCAAATGGAGAAAATCTTGTTAATGATCCTCTAAATATTAGAATTAATATGATTAATGAAAATAAAAAAAATCTAGACAATAGTATTAAAAATATTAAAAACACAGACCCTATTACAAAACTTGCTGGAAGAAAAAATGTTCAAATAGCGGGAATAGGCGCATCAGCATTAGGAGGCGCAGCAGCAGGTGCTGGCATCGGAGGTATGATAGGAGGGCCAATTGGAGCAGTAATTGGTGCTGGAATTGGAACAGCAGCAGGTGCAGTTCTTGGATTCCTAGCATCAAAGAAGTTTGCAAAACGAGCAGGAGCACTAGGAGCAGCGTATGCAGTAGACGCAAAAATTGCAATGGAACAAAACAAAGAACTTCTAGACTCATTTGATCTTCAGTATCAAAAGAAAATAGAACTTCTTAGGACACAAGGTAAAATCAATGAAGCAGAAGCGCTGCAAACAAAGTATATAAACGAAAGAGACAAACTGACCGACGCACAAGGAAAGTTGCAGGGAGACATTGTTGCACAGTATGATTCTGCTGGTGGACTTCAAGAATCAATGATGAACGGAATGAAAAAGGCTACAGCAGCAAGGTATAAAAATGATCCAAACCAACTTGCTTACACCCCAGTAGTAGATCAGCAAGCAGCCGATCTTGTATCGTCTGGACTAATTACTAAAGGCCAGGAGTTTTTAATTCAAGCAAAGATGGCAAGTGGAGACCTTCCACCATCTGTCCTTAAAAATCTTTTATTCTTAGCAACCGATAACACTGCAATTGCTCCAAAAATAATGGAAATTATTACAAAGTTTTCGGGAGCAACTGCGGAAACAATTGGAGTCGCAGCAGAAAATATTCTTGATGCAAAGGGAGATGTTAACACTACAGTTCAAACAGAATTTGTTACAAGAGTTCAAGCATTTGAAAAAGATTCAGATGCCTTAGACTTTGCAAAGAACATGATCAAGTTAAACAACCTTAATACTGTTATTCCATCAGACGTTCTTGTTAGTTACTACACGAATGAAAGCCCAGAAAGCAAAGCCGCATATGAAAAATTAAATTCAATGTTTGATCAAATTGAAACAAAAAAGAATATAGATGTTCCATTTGTTTATGACCTTATTCCAGAACTTAAAACTGACAAAACAGACGCATTTGATGAAAAATATTTTGACACACTAACGGACGATCAGAAAAAAACTTATACCTATACTGTTGCATCACTTATAAATGTCCCTGCTCCTCAAATTGTTGCGACAAAAGACTACCAAGACTGGCTCAAACAAGATGAAGTAATTGCTGGAAAAAGATATGGTGGTGGTCAATATAAGGGTTTGCCAGAAGCAATGATGATTGCACACTACACCGAGCAACAAGGGTTTAAGGCTGTTGTAGACAATAAGCAGGTAGATACAAACATTCCAGGAAACAGCACTGGCACTGGTACGGGAAGTAAAGTACAAGCATCACCACTAGATGACCTAGTAAAGAAACTAAGAGATGTACGAAAGAACCAGATCAAGGTCACAGAAGGCTGGGCTGCCTCTCGCAAGGCCCTAGATGGCCTGTTTGGTGGTAAGAAGACTATAGATGTATTTAGCGGTATAGAAAACGATCTACGAGGTTTGGGCGGTAGCCAAGACTTTATTGAACTAATCGTTGGTATGGATCCAAAGGAATACGAGAAGAGAAAGAACTCTCTATTTAAATTTGATAACAAGGGAAACATTATTGGTCTAAAGAGAGACGCAAAGAACATTCAAGAAGCACTTAACTCTATAACTATGGGTGAGTGGAACTCAAGCATGGAATCAGAAACCAAGGCCATAAGTGATCAAAGCAAGGCTATGGATAAACTTTCAAAGTTAGGTGTTCCAGTTGCAGACGCTTATGAACTAGTATCTAATAAAGCATATGCACAGGCAATTGCTAATGGCGTAACTGAAAAATCATTAGGCAAACTAATTACAAAATATAACGCATTGACTGTAGCACAGAAAGCCTCAGCATCAATTCAAGATACAAAGACTGCAACTTCTCAACTTAAAAACGATAGGCTTCAAGAGCAAAGATTAAAACAAATGGCAGCAGGGGGCAACGGACTAGATGCTTTTGCTATTTCTTCAGACAATGAACTAAAAGCATTAGAAGTTTCTATTTTTAATCAAAAAAAGAATGTTGCAAAACTTGAAGCCAAAGCCAAAAAAACAAAAGATAAAGCCGATATTAAAGCAGCAGAAGATGCAGCAAAACTTTTAGCAGAGGCAGAGGCTGCTATGAACGAAAGAATCACTGAGTTAAAAAAGACTGTCGGGTTATATGAAGATTTGTTTAATGATTTATTCAGCAATGTCATGGATTCTTTTGATGCAGAAGAAAGAAAACTTCAAATAGACTTTGAAATGAATATTGACAATAAGAAGGCTAATGCAGAAATTGAAAAAGCACAAAATGAAATTGCAGCAATGCAGTATCTTAGTGATGACAAAGAAGCAGCACTAAAGGCAATTGAAGATCAAGAGCAAGCAATTAACGAAAAATATGATAAAAGAATTGAGGCTTTAGATGCAGTAGAAAAGGCAAATGCTAATATTGCTAACCAGCAAAAGGGACAGTTAACTCTTGCTGAGGCGCTAACATCTGGAGACATTGCAGCAGCAGCCCGTGCTGCACAAGAAATGAGAGCACAAGAAGCAGCAGATGCAGTAACAAAGCAAAAGGATGCAGTTGAGCAGTCCAGAAAATATGAACTATCTACAGCAACTGGTTTTGACAAGCAGGGAAGTAAAGATCCAAAACTTGGTCAACTTAAAACTAGAAAGCAACTTGAAAAAGAAATTAAAGAAATACAGGATAAGATATTTGAAAAAGAAGAAGCCGCAATAGAGCCACAGCAAGAGTTTCTTAGACTTAAGCAAATTGCCTTAAAGGAAGATATTGCAGGAATCAAGATCGCTGGCTTAAGCAGAGAGGCCTGGGAACAAATTCAAAGCAATGTAGAGATTGCAAGAATAAGAGCATTAGATTTTGTTAAGGGTATTGAGTCTGCAATGAAGGCTCTTGATCAGGGGCTAACAGACTTAACCAAATTCCAGGCTAAAGATTTAATAGCGAAGTATGGAGTACAAACACAGCCAGTAAATACAGCAGCAGCAGATAGAGCAGCAGCAGAAGCAGCAGCAAAGGCTGCAGCAGAGGCAGCAGCAAAGGCTGCAGCAGAAGCAGCAGCAAAGGCAGCAGCAGAGGCAGCAGCAAAGGCTGCAGCAGATAAGGCTGCAGCAGAGGCAGCAGCAAAGGCTGCAGCAGAGAAGGCTGCAGCAGAAGGCAAGTCAGCAGCAGAGCAAGCAGCAGCAGCAGAGGCAGCCAGAAAGGCAGCAGAAGCAAAGGCCAAGGCTGAAGCAGAGGCTAGAGCAGCAGCAGAGGCAGCAGCAAAGGCTGCAGCAGAGAAGGCTGCAACTGAAAAAGCAGCAGCAGAGGCAAAGGCTGCAGCAGAGAAGGCTGCAGCAGAAGCAGCAGCAAAGGCTGCAGCAGATGCAGCAGCAGCAGCGGTAGACAATGCATCAGATTCTCCATCATATAGCGTAATTCCTAAAACAGCAACAACCTATGTTGTTAAACCTGGAGACACTCTTTCTGGAATTGCAAGTCAGCATGGAATTTCTCTAGAAGAACTTCTTGATGCTAATCCAAAGTTTACTACAGATCCAAAGTATAAGGGTGGAAGTATGATTTGGTCTGGAACAACTGTTAAGATTCCAGGCGGAGGATCGGGCGGTGGTAGTGGCGGTGGATTTGGAATGCAGATGGCTGCCATGGGTGGACTAATTAATCCAATGAAGTTTGCGTTTGGCGGTTTTGCAAAGGGTACTGATACGGTCCCAGCAATGCTAACTCCAGGAGAGTTTGTTATGAGTAAGTATGCTGTAGATGCTCATGGTGTAAATACAATGAAGGCAATAAATAGTGGTCAGCCAACTGGCGGGGCAGTGTATAATAATACATATACGTTAACTGTTAATGCAAAGACAAATGCTAATCCAAATGAAATTGCACAGGCAGTAATGTCAACAATCAAGCAGGTTGACGATAGAAGAATCAGGGGGATTGGAATAAATGGTAGATGATCCAAGGTTTACTTATATGCAGAGCCGTAAAAGATACAATAGGCCTAGCGGTATGCTCTGGTCTGAAAATTCTGGTACCCTTTTAAATGGTTTGTATATTCCTCAAGGATATGAAGTAGGGGCAGCAACAGACGGGGTAGACCCAGAACTAATAGACCAATTCTTAATGCTTACAGATGATAATAGATCTCCGCTTGATTTCTCAGATGAGCGTATTGAAAAACGTGAGCGAATGATAAATGGTCGTATGAGATCATATCACACTGCAGACAAAATGAAAATTAGCACCAGTTGGAATATGATACCTTCTAGGTCTCACTCCAATGTTCCAAGTTTTAATATAACAACTGGAAAGTCACCACACACATCCTACACAACAGATGGAGGAGCAGGTGGAGCAGATATGCTTGAGTGGTATGACGGACACAAGGGGTCTTTCTGGGTATTCTTAGCATATGATAGAAAAGGAATTTTCAAGGGGACAGAGGCCCCCTATGATCACCTACAGCAGTATAACCAACTTATAGAAATGTTTATATCAAGTTTTTCATACTCTGTAGAAAAAAGAGGCGCTAATTTTGATTATTGGAATGTCTCAGTTACCTTGGAAGAGGTATAATGTTTGAGGACAAAGACTTACAAAATTTCTTAGAAACATCCTCAACAATAAGAAATAAGTCAATAATAACTGCTGAATGGAATATGAATATTCCAACAAACATTAAACATATAGGAAACTATAGATATAGACCAACGCAGTCTGGTTCCATATACTCTTCACTGCCTAACAGTTTTGATGTTAATGATGCTGGAAACTTTTATACAGGAGCAACCGATGCAGATATTATTGTAGATGGAGAATTTGATAATAACGATATACCGACAACATTTTTAACCAAGAAAGAAAAATTACAAACGCTTTACTCTTTAGAAGATTGCTTTGGTCAGTTTAGGCCTAGGTCTGGAATAAATAAAGCAGTGTTCTTTGAAAAAGGTAAACTGCATCACCCAAACCTAGTTATGGCAGATAGACCAAGATACTACATGCCAGATAAAAATGATAAGTTTAAGTACTGGACATCCTATAGAACAGAGTCTGGAGAAGAGTATGGAATTGCATCTAAGGTTCGTAACTCTCAGAACTCTATAGAGGATGCTTGTCCATTTGTTGTATATAAAGAAAGAGTTCCAACAAATAGGGTTGTAGTAAAAATGCAAACCCATACGGGTACCGAAAACCTTGGCCCATTTTCATCAGCAACAGGAGCCTATGCAGATCCTTTTTACGGAGAGTTAAATCAAAAGACACCAAGCAAGTGGAAGATTCAGTTCTTAAGAGACACCAGTTGGGAAACAGTTGTTTCTTTTGATCCATCAATCACAAGAAGAGATGGCTCTTCTATTATTAAAAGTGATGGGTATGTCGAAATTGCTTATGGCCTAATTGTTCCAGAAGAGTGGAGAGCAAACTTTGTTTTTGCAGAAACATATACAAGTGTTTCTCTGCTTCCAGAGCAATCTGTAATTGGGTATGCCTATCTAATTAAACCAAATAAGGATGAAGTAGGTGCCTACCATATTTGGGACGGTACGCAATATACAGTAATAACACCAAAGTATGGCTGGTATATACAAGATGAAACAGTAGACAGGCTAACAAACTTTGTAACAGACGCAACCTCCCCAGATGTTTTTATTAAGGCAATCGATAAGAAAGAGCAGTTTAGAGAGTTTGAGTATATAAACGGAATAAGAATTATAGTAGAAACAATGAACGTAAAAGATTCTACTTTTGACCTTATTGAGATTTCTCCAAGACTTGTTATGAATGTTTCTGATAAAACAATTGACTACTCTATCAACAAGAGTGCCTCCGATCTGGGCCTCTCTGGTTTGCCAGTTGGCCAACTAATAGCATCTAACGGAAGCATAACTCTTTTTGATCACGATCAGGCATTTAATACTAATAACAAAAATAGTATTATTGCTAAATATATTTCAAGACATGTTCAGTTTAAATTCTATGAAGTCATTGTTGATGTTAATGGGTGGGACTATTATGTTCCAATTAAAGCATTATATTCTGATGCCTTTCCAAAACAAGACCTAATGTCAAAGCATGTATCTATAACCTTGAGGGATTTGTACTGGTACCTAGAATCAATCAGGGCTCCAGAGATATTGATGACAGAGGTTTCTGTAAGTTCTGCAGTATCTCTACTTCTAGACCATGTAGGCTTTTCTAACTATACATTTAAAAGAGTTGCAAACGAAAAGGAAATTATAATTCCATATTTCTTTGTTGGACCAGATACTAGCGTTGCAGAGGTTCTTCAAGATTTGGCAGTTTCAACTCAGACAGCAATGTTCTTTGATGAATATAATAATTTTGTAATGATGAGTAAAAACTATATTATGCCAACGATAGAAGAAAGGCCAACAACCTTTGATCTTAAGGGCACAAAAGATTTTGTAGAAGATAGAGAAATAAGAAATAAAACAAATAAGCCAAAACTAGCAAATGTTATTTCTGTATCAACCCAGGATAGTGCGGTATACAATGATGGCGCAATTAACTATAGTACAAGATATATCCAGAGATCTATAGGATCACTAAGACAGGCAAGCCTTGTAGATGATGAAAGATACTATACGTACAAGCCAGCACTGTTATGGGAAGTGTCTGGCACACAGAATACTAAGTCAATAAATAACGAAGTAGCAACTCAGTCTGCCTATGTCCTCAGTGCCATTCCTCTTAACTCAGATCTAACTGCTTCTGTACCAGAAGTAAAAAATAACATTGTTATTAATAACACATTTAGCCTTGGAGAGGCGGCCTACTGGATCACTAGGTATAGCGGATACTTCTACTCTCAAGGAGAAATCATTAAATATGATGCTGTTCAATATAATGTTTCTGGGTTTGGTAATGTTTGGATAACATCAACCGAAGATTATCAAAACTATTTTGCAAAACTGCCATTTAACGGAAAGATATATCCAACAGGACTGGTTAGAATATACTCTGAGCCAAAGTATTTTGAAAAAGATGGTGTAGTTAAACTACAGAATGGAGTTGTTCAAAAACATGGCCGTGGTCAATTTGGGACTGAAGTTGTAGCACACTCTGCTGGAATATCTGATTACTGGAAATCAGATGACAATGTTAAGGGTTGCTCAATGCTTTCAGAATTTTTATTTGATCAAGATGTAGAATCAGTAGATATTGAAATAACAATACCACCAGGGGCGACACAACAAGAGATAGACCTTCTAAAGGCTGCTGGCAAGGCAACTAGAGAAGGATACTCTTCAGATGCGATTGCAAGAACATCTTCAAGAAGTGGAATCATTAAAAACTTTATGTCAACATCTTTTATTGGAGAGATTGCAACGGCAACAAAGCAACAGACTGGAACTCTGCAATCTTCTGCTTTGTCCCTTACTGGACCAAACTTTACAACTAAAGAAAATCCAAGAGATTTTATATCTTATGTGCATAAAAATTTAAAAGACAAAAAGTACAAACATTTTGGAACAAGAATGAGAATTGTTGGAAAGATTGAAAACAACGAAGATAGAGGTCAGACATCTAATGGATCCTCAACATACTACGTTGTTAATGGTAGCACTCCAGATAAAAATATAAATATATCTGGTGGCTCTGGAGGTCTTGCATTTATGCTTAACCCAACAACAAATGTTGGTTATTATTTTGAGATTGCAGCGCTAGGTGTTGGAAATTTGTCAGATGAAGAAAGACAAAGTGTTAGCAATGTTTTCTTTTATAAGATAAAATCTAACAATGGCGTAGCAGTTCCAGTCTCTCTTTGGCAAGGTCTTGGAGAAATTACTGTAGATGACGGAAAATTTACTGGGCAGGCAAGAATTGTTTCTGAAGAAAATTCAACGGTATATGATCTAGCAGCCGAATACGAAGACATAGGTAGCACAAGAAGATTCTATCTATACCTAAATGGCCAACTAGTTAAGACAGTAGACGATACAGATCCTCTTCCAGCCTACTCAGATGTTGCATTGTTCACACGAGGTTCTTCTAGGATCATGTTTGAAAATGTTTATGCCCTATGCAACAACTATTCTCAGAACACAACATTTTCTTTGGGCGCTCCAGTCAACTCTGTGTTTGGCGACTCAGATATAAATGCTAACGAATCTTTTAGAAAATACTCTATCAGCGGACTAATTCAAAACACATACTTAGCAGGCATAGGAAACTCAGAAGCCCCAAAGTATAACATATACTTTGAAGAGTTTGGTAGCATAATGAGAGAAGCAGCAACATTTAATTTTAAGTACGACAAAGCCTTTCCAGCCTTAACTGCAAAGATTTCTCCAACATTTAATAAACTAAAAGGCTATGTCGTTTCTGGTTTTAGAGCAGGCTCGTATGGAGCAGAGTTTATGATTTTTAATGCAACAGATACAGCAATTAGTTTAGACGAAACAACTGGCAACTATTTAAGAGTTCAAGGTGTAACTTTTACACAACAGTCCGACAACAGATTAACGGTTGATGAATATTTTAATAAAAACACACTAACCTCAAACCCTCAGTTTGTTGCAGAGACTTTATTGTCAAACCCATATAAGTTTAAACAAGACTATCAAGATATAAAGTTAAGCAGAATGACATATGGTAAAAAAGATTTTTCATTAGATACTCCATACATTCAATCTTATGATGAGGCAAATAGTTTAATGAAATGGCTTATTGAAAAAATAGCAAAGCCAAGAAGGTCTGTTGGTGTTAAGGTGTTTGCAATACCAACCTTACAACTGGGAGACATCGTGACCCTTGACTACGAAGAAAACGGAGTATCTATGGCATCTCCTTCATCAAGTAGGTTTGTAATCTATAACATTGATTATTCTAAGAGTGTAGATGGACCAGATATGACATTGTTTTTGAGTGAGGTAGTCTGATGAGATATCTAGGTCCCATGCATGATGGTGGCGGAGAAACTGTATCTCCAAATACTACAGCATCATTACCAATACCAAATGCTACGGCTTCACTACCATTGGTAGACAACGCAGCATCTCAAAGTGCTTCATTAAAGTCAACTGTGAAAGCCATAAAAATTGCAACCCCTGACTTAATAATAAGAGATTCAGAGGTTATGTCTATTGAAATAATGACAGACCTAATATTTGAAGATATTGGTGGTCAAGAACTTGCAACAATATCCAGACATGACCTAGTCAATGGTCAAAAAGTAGTCTATGCACCTATTAAAAATTTAACAGATCTTTATTTACAGTACAACCCAAATAATATTTTAAGGCTGCAGCAGTCTGATTCATACTTTAAGTCTTTATCTATTGCAATAATGGATCACCTGCCAGTATGTGGAAATGGATATGACATAATTGAAAACCCACTTGAGCCAGATAAGACTAAGTGGACAAAGGTACCAAATTGCAAATCTATATACATAGACCCAATAACGGGGGACCTGGTAATAAACCTTGTTAACCTAAAAGATGGAGTACAAGCAGAGGTTCAGTTGCTAACAAGTGGAGAGATTTATGATGCTACAATATACAATGGAGGAAATTAAATGATAACAAATACAGGTAAAAATATTTTAGCCAAGTACCTTGTTGGCCAAACACCATCCTATGCTTCTCATATCGCTGTTGGGTGTGGACCAAAGCCATTGACTCAGGATGGAACTCTTCCAGACTTTTCTGATAAGAAGTCACTTGACTTTGAGATGTTCCGTGTTCCTATTATTTCAAGAGGTTTTGTTGACGAGTCAGGAGTCTCAAAGGTTGTGCTAACGGCAGAACTTCCAACACAAGAAAGATATGAAATTACTGAGGTAGGTATATTTTCTGCAGCATCAAATCCAGCAGCAGGAGCATTTGATAGTAAAAGTATCTATGCCTTTTCTGATTCAGAGTCCTGGAAGTATTCTTCTCAGGGTAAAGAGATTCCAGTAATATACTCCCCCCTAGATGACAGACTTGTTAACATAGTAGGAGCAGTAGCATCTGGAGTAAATGTAACGTACACAACAGATGCACCCCACGGCTTTTCTCCTAACAACAACACCAAAGTTTCTGTTTCTGGAATTTCTCCAAGCAGTTTTAATCTAACGGATAAAGAAATTGTGGCCGTACCATCTCCTACAACTTTTACATTGGTAGCAGACTCTGCTGTTGTTGGTACATTTAAAACTGCTGGATATTTAATTAATGATGTTGATACAAATATTATAAATCAAATATATCCTGTGTTTCAAACAAACGCAGATAATAAAATTTTTACCAATGAGAATAGAGTAGACAGACATGAAAGGTGTAGATTCCTAAACAATATTCTTATAATGTCAGGTAATACATCTACAATATCTATAGAGTCTGATAACCATCTAGTTGCAGCAACTGGATCAGAGTTTGTACAACTAAGTGGAACAGCGGTAGATTTTAGCAAAAACTCACCAACAGATGAACTCAGGCTGGCATTTTCTGTAGTTAATAAGGTTGGCAATGCACAAACACTACCAACATCTGTTAGAATTATTGTTGAGTTTTCTTCTACTGGCACATTTAAAACTGGTAAGTGGGCACTTTTTGAAGCAGTCGTTACTAGTGCAGACAATAACTTTTCAACAAACAGATACCTGGTTGTATCAAAGCAACTTCAGGAACTACAGAAAAGTGCAGACTTTTCTTGGGCAGAAATAAATACTGC